TTCAACATTTCAAATTATTGATTTTGAAACAAGAGAACAAGTAGCTGAGTATGTTGGTAAATTACCACCTGATATATTGGCTGAGATATGTTATAAGTGGGGTAATATGTATTCTTGTTTTGTTGTAATTGATATCACTGGTGGTATGGGAGTAACTACCGCGAGAAAAATGCAAGAGTTAGGATATAAAGATTTATATGTTGATGGAGTTGATAATGCGAACAAATGGAAATATGATCCAAAGGCGGTAGAAAAAATACCGGGTATTAATTTCAACAATAAAAGGGTTCAAATTATTGCCTCATTTGAAGAAGGATTAAGACATGGATTTAAAGTAAAAAGTTCAAGATTACATAACGAAATGAATTCATTTGTTTATGTAAACGGTAGACCTGATCATCAAAAAGGAGGGCATGACGATTTGATTATGTCAATATCAATGGCTTTATATGTTGCAGAATCAAACTTTGCAAGTTTATCTAAAGTAACAGAACAGACAAAAGCAATGTTAAATTCTTGGACGGTTAATGTAAATGAGCAATCTGCAAAGGTGTTAGATTTTGATCCAACAATACCAAATGTACAATCAAGACCTACGAATCCTTCACAAAGAATATATGACAATCAACCAGCAAGACAAGATTATGAAAGGTATGGTTGGTTATTTGGTGGTAGATGATATTTATAAGAAAAAATAACTATGGGACTTGTACTAAGAAAAAAATCGGGTAGAAAACTCAACGGAAGTAAACTTATTGTTCCAGGACAAGGAGTATCAACCGTTAAAGGTTCTGATGACGATAAAAGAATCCCAAAAGGAAAGAATTAAAACTTCAATTTGGGTTAATTTGAGTTAATATTATAATATGGAATTAAATACACAAGATAATAATAAGAATAATAATTTAACGGTTTGGCAAAGGTTATCAAAAACTTTTGGACCTAATTCTCTTTTGGGGCAAGATTACCCAACTTATCACTATGATAAGAAAGAACTTTTAAAAACAACAAACAAGCAAGAGTTTGAACGAGAAAAACTACAAGCACAACAAACCTATTATTTGGCAAATCAGTGGACAAAGATTGAAAATAATCTTTACACTCAAGCCATTTATTATGAACCGACAAGATTAGCGGCTTTCTATGACTATGAAAGTATGGAGTACACTCCTGAAATTTCTGCGGCTTTAGATATCTACGCTGAAGAATCAACGACGGCAAATCAAGACGGACAAATGTTGCAGATTTATTCTGAATCAAAAAGAATTAAATCAATATTAGATGATTTATTTAATAATATCTTAGACGTTAACACCAATTTACCAATGTGGACTAGAAACACATGTAAGTATGGTGATAACTTTGTTTACTTAAAATTGGATCCTGAAAAAGGAGTTGTCGGTTGTATGCAATTACCAATTATTGAGATTGAACGATTAGAAAAAGGTATGGCGGCAAAGGCAGCTCGTGTTGAAGAAGATCCGGCACAGAAAGGTTTAAGATTTAAATGGAAAGCAAAAGATATTGATTTTAACACTTGGGAAGTAGCACATTTCAGATTATTAGGTGATGATAGAAAACTTCCTTACGGAACATCAATGTTAGAAAAGGCTCGTCGTATTTGGAAACAATTATTATTATCAGAAGACGCGATGTTAATCTATAGAACATCAAGGGCGCCTGAAAGAAGGGTGTTTAAAGTGTTTGTTGGTAATATGGATGATAAAGATGTTGAACCATATGTACAACGTGTCGCTAATAAATTTAAAAGAGATCAAGTAGTTGATTCTAAATCAGGTAATGTTGATTTACGATTCAATCAAATGGCAGTAGATCAAGATTACTTTATTCCTGTTAGAGATCCTGCACAAGCATCTCCAATTGAGACATTACCCGGAGCTCAAAACTTGAGTGAAATTGCCGATATTGAATATATTCAGAAGAAATTATTAACCGCACTTCGTGTACCTAAAGCGTTTTTAGGGTTTGAAGAGGTTGTTGGTGATGGAAAAAATTTATCATTACAAGATATTCGTTTTGCAAGAACAATTAATAGAATACAAAAAAGTATGTTGGCAGAAATGAATAAAATCGCCATTATTCACTTATTCTTATTAGGGTTTGAAGACGAATTGTCAAACTTTGCGTTAACACTAACCAACCCATCAACTCAAGCTGATTTATTGAAAGTTGATGTATGGAAAGAAAAAATTACTTTATATAAAGATATGGTTACGGCAGTTGAGGGTATTGCTCCTATGTCAGCATCTTGGGCTAAGAAACATGTTCTTGGTATGTCAGATGAGGAAATTAGATTAGATATACAACAACAGAGAATTGAGAGAGCCGTAGCAAAAGAACTTACCGACACTCCAACTATAATTGTTAGAACAGGTATATTTGATACTGTAGATAAATTATACGGTAATTTATCAGGTTCTACTCAAGCATCATCGGCAACACCACCTGAACCTCCAATGGGAGGATCTGAACCACCAATGGGTGGAGGATTTGGGGGAGGAGAATCAACACCACCACCAACAACTGAAGCTCCACCACCAGCTGGAGGTGCGGCTGAAGTAACTCCGGAATCATTTAAAAAAGATAATTTAAAAATATTGGTAGAACATGCGTCTATGATATCCGATGAAGATTTTATTGATTTATCAAAAGCAAGAAATTCTTTAGGACAAATTCAAGACGAATTGGATAAACTTCTAGATGACTAATATTTATATATAAAAATACTATGACATCATTTGGACTAATAAAAACAAAAATAGAAAAAAGGTTATCTGAATCATATCAGAATGGAACCTTTAAATCAGAATTCTCAAGATTTAAAAAACTTGTTTTAGAAAATAAAAAAATAAGCAAAGTTTTATTCTTATACAATGAATTAATTGATAAAAAGAATTTATCAGAATCAAATGCAAAAGAATTTGTTTCGGAATGTATAAATTCATATAAAACAATTAATTTAAAAAACTCTGATTTAAAACTTTTAGAGAATTGGTTAAAAAATACAACCAGTAAAAACAAGTATTCTGATATTGATACAATATTTTCAAATGACGTTTTAAAATTGGTTGAAAAGGTAGAGTCAAAAAACAGAATTGTTGAAGGTTTAAAACAATCACCAATTGATACTACCAAATCACAAATCAATATTCCAATCAAATCAATGGTTCAAATTGCAAACAAAACTTTTTCAAAACATATTGAAGGTTTAAATGAAAGTGAAAAAAAGGAATTAATGGGAGTGTTGACAATATCCGAAAATGAACTGAAAGATTCTTTCAATAAATTAAAAGAAAATACAATAGAGAAACTTAATTTATTAAAGCAAAACGAATCAGACTTTGAAATTAAATCCAAAGTGGATGAAACAATCTCTAAAATTCAGAATGAAAATGCTGACAGATTAAACTATTTCAAATTAAAAAAATTAAACGAAACGATTTAATCGTTTTGATTTAATTTCTCTTTGTAGATAGCCTTTAATTTTGTGTTTCTTTTCTTTACCGAATACTTTACAAATTCTTTCCTTTCTTGAAGTTGTTTGACTTGTCTGGTTTTAATAACCTTACTCTTCAAAGCCTTCAAAGCTCGTTCAATGTTTCCGTGTTCTTTTACGTTTACTATTAGCATATTATATTAAAATATCTTGATATTCAGTTTTTTTGACTTTTATAGTTAAATATATTATATTTTTGTTAACAATAAACTGATTAGTATGAGAATGAATGAAAAAAGGGAAAACCTCACGAATTGTGGGTTATAAAACAGCAAAGATAATATATGGAACGGTAGATTCCAAAAGTTTAAAGTCAATTTACATAAATTTACAAACTTGGGTTAACCCAAAAACAGATCAGGATATTAATTGGGAGAGGGTAATTCTTAATACATCAAGATTTATTAAACATTCAGTTTTAGAGTCATTAGATAATAGTATTTTTGAAAAAAATTTTATAGTAGATTTAGATTTAAGATCAAGTGGAATATATCACGGAAAAAAATCATTTATGAACTTGGAAATTAATCTTTATCTAAAAGAAGAAATGGACTTTAAGTCAACAATATTAAAAAATCCAATTAAAAAAATCGTACAAAATATTTTTTCAGATGTAATAAATAGACATCAATATTTTGAATTTTCGTTATCCAAAAAACAAAAAGTGTTAGTTGATTCTGAATAAATCATAATAAGTTGGTATTTATAAAAAAAACTAACTTGAAATGAACGAACAAAGAATTTTAGGTCCAAACGAAATAGGTAAGGGAATTCTTATTGAGGAAGACGCCGGATATATCGATCCCAAAGATAAAAGAAATGAAACCATAATTAAGGAATCGAGAAATATGCTCGATTATTCTAAACCTTTTGAGTTTTACGCAGTACTACAGAAATATAATACACCAAATAGAAACGGTAGAATATATCCTGAAAAGATATTAAAGAGAGAAACGGAGAATTATAAAAAAATGATTCAAAAGGGAACTTCTCTTTCTGAATTAAATCACCCTGAATCTTCATTAATTGATTTGGAGAGAGTTTCACACATTATTGATGAGATATGGTGGGACGGACATGTAATGATGGGTAAGTTAAGATTATTGACTTCACCAGGTTTTCACGAAAGAGGGATTGTCTCAACAATGGGAGACATAGCAGCAAATCTTTTAAGACAAGGGGTTACTTTAGGTATTTCTTCAAGAGGTGTTGGTTCACTTAAAAAAGTGGGTGATCAAAATGAAGTTCAAGATGACTTTGAATTAATTTGTTTTGACTTGGTTTCATCTCCGTCAACACCGGGAGCTTATTTATTTACAAACAAAGAAGATAAAAATAAGTTTGAAGAAAATATTGAAGAGGAAAAGAAACAACAAGTTGAAAGACATGTTGGTTCTTCAGGAAACGCATCATTAGATTTAATGAAAAGATTATCTGATTATTTGGGAAAGTAATTTTTTTTGTTTATTTTTGTTAAATGGAAATATCATTAGACAAATTAATAGAATCCTGTGGGCTTATATATGTGGGTGAATTTATTACTAATCATAATACCGCTAATTTAATTTCTTTTAATTGGAAAATTAAAGGGGATATTACAAAAGATAAGAGTGGTAGAGTATATTTTTTTGTTGAGGTGGATAAAAATAATAATAAAAAAATTATAAAAATAGGTAAATCTAATGATAAAAACGGAATAAAAGGCACTTTAGGTTTTTATACTAGAACATTAT